CAACTTACTTATTAAGCAAGCTGATCACGATCAACTTCGTCAGCCGAAGAAGCAACACTAGTCAAATCAACAAGAACTGCGTAGACACGCAGAACACCAGAAGTTACGTCAGCCGAAGCAGCAATCAATTTAACATCGATTGTATCGGTTGTAGAAACAAGCTGGGTAAAAGTTGTTTGTGCTGTGTTGTTAGCACCACCGTTAGTACCAGCAGCCAGATAGCCAGTAGCAGTTACGTCACCACCATCAACAATGTCATCGCCAGCAGCGAAGTCAATGTCAACGGTAGGAGTCGTACCATTAAAGACTGTCAGAACCTGAGCACCAGCAGAGATAATCATCGTGCCAGCAGGAATTTCCAGAAGCTGGAAGATGTCGCCGTTAGCACATGTGTAGTTAGCAATCTTGCTGATATCAAGAATTGCTTCAACCATGTACGCACGGTTACGAGCATCAGGAAGTGAGGCAATGCTGTCAGCCGCACTGTTTTTCTTGGTGGACCCAAGGGTCAAGTCAAAGGTAGCCATTTAGTGTTTCTCCTTAAGCCACGTTGTAACGAGCAACGGCAAGTGCCTCAGGACGCAGAATCTTGCGACCATACAGGTGCATGCCACGCACAATATCAGCGAAGCTGTCTTGATCACGATAGCTCTCTGTCTTGGTGATTTGCTGAGCAGTAGCAACAGCAGAACCGTGACCAGCTACGATAATGCCAAAGTTGCTGGACTGGTTAGCTGTGCCGGTTGTGCCCGGGCCTGTACCAATCTTGGGCAGGCTGTTTGACACATAGACTTTGAACCCGTGCAGGTTGTTCAGAACCAGACCGTTCTGCAGACCAGATCCGCCGAAGTCGGCATTCAGTGTACGAGCATCTTCGTCTTTAAGGATTTCCAAGAAGATCGGATCGATAACAATCCAACGTCCTGCCGTATCAACAAACTGTGTATCCAGCAGACGAGCCATACGAGCAAGGACCATCAGCGGAGATGCTGTTGCTGTGGGCAGTGCTGTTGCGCCCGGAAGACGGGGAGCGACAGGGATCGAATGAGCAGTAGTAGCACCAGTTGTTGTGATGTTACCAAAGCTTGCTTTACCGAGCTTCATCGATGTCAGCAGTTCGTCAGAGCCTGCAGATGAAACAGCTTTAGTTCCGGGAGCAGTTGTACGTGCTGTACCAGCTTGTGCATTCTTAGCAGACTGTTCAAAGCCGCACAGATAGCCAAGCACGTCAGCATCATACTGGTCACGCAGACGATAGGCTGCACGATCAGATGCCAGCGACATGAAGTTCACATGTGAGTGAGCAGCTTCGATGTCATCGATTTTAAATGCGAAATAGTTTGCCTGATCGACAACCAGAGTGAAGTCCTCATCGTCAAGGTCTTGAGCAGTGATTTGTGTACCACGTGCGTAGTCCTTAACAGTGATTTCAGGCTCTTTCAGGATTTTAACTGAGTCGCCAAAGTTTGCGATTTCTCCGAAGTAATCGGAGTTTGTGATTGCCTCAACGGTAGAAGCCCTACGGAAAGCAAGTTGTACCTGCTTCGAGTAAATGACTGGGCTAAAATTACCATTAGGCAGGTTGCCGTAACCGGCAGCGGTTTTAAATGCCATGGTTAATCTCCTCCTAAGAGATAATGAATTAAGAATAAATTAATACGCTTAAACACTACCACTAGAGGCTGAGATTGTTAGGTGCGTTATACAGTAGGGTGCCCCCTTTAGTATAACGGGCTGACAATGCATCAGGTAAATCTGTGTTCGTTGTTTTGCGTTACAAGTAAAAACTTAGTTGGTAGGCTGTAACACAGCGGCAACTTAATGAAAACAGGGCTATCCAGTATCCACGGTACCAGAAGGGGAGCTACCCCGTTCACCCTCTACAACAAAAATACATTCGTGTACCCGGAGTTATACTCGGTTTTACGAATTTGTCAAGCCCCTATCGTGCGGCACCTGACAAATCGTACACAAATTTTCCAGACTTAATAGCAGCATGGATCTCTTCTTGCCGTGCCTCGTACTCCCGGGGAGACATCTTTTCTACTTCTGATTCCCGGATTGTCCCGGCTTCGCCGGTCTGATCTGGGGCAGAAGTACGGTTAGTACGTACACTGGCTGCTGCCTCCCGGTCATCTGACTTCTTGGCTTTTTTGGCACTTATGCCCTTATCAGCCTTATACAAGTCAATAGCCCGAGCAGCAGAAATAGCGTCTGTTTCATTATCATACAGGGCTTGCTGCACCCATTTGGGTTGCTGTTCCACCCACTCATGAAACTCATCCATCTCCCTGATTTGATCAAAGTCTGGATGTAAACGCATCAGTTCTGCTTCAGCCTTTTCTTTCAGAGTTTCTGCCTGCATCTCGTTGATCTTCCTGAGTCGATCTTCAAGTCCTGCCGACTGCTCCTGTGCTTTCTTGATTGCAATAGTTTCTACAATCTTGGCTACATCAGGATACTCTTTAGTCCAAGCGTCCAGTTCTGCTTCAGTCTTGGGCAGTTTAATCTGCCCTTTAGTGCTCTGTTCTAGTTGTGCTTTAAGATCTTCGATTTGCTTTTGCATATCCGTTTGAAGCTTTTGGGTATGCCTACGTAAATCTCCGTACCGCTTCTTAAAACTCTTTTCTTCTGCGGAAGTGGGTTCCTCGTCTTCCTCCGAAGTCTCTTCTGCTGTAGGAGCAGTTTGAACCTTCTTCAGTTCTTCAAGTTCCTTTTCTTCCTTTGCAATGCGCTCATCTAGAACAGACCGCTTTGCAAACCCTGTACCTTTAATAACTTCGGTTTTGGGCGTATTATCTACAACTGCAATTACATCACTCATCACATCTCCTTGGGGCTAACAGTGGTATAGCCTAAGCTATAGGTATTAGGTAGCCAGTTAAATAAGGGATTTACTTCTGTTTAACCGCCAGTCCCTTGCTGGTAGTCGGTTTCTTTTCTTTCTTTTTCTTTACTGCTAATCCGCCTCTTGCTGCTGGTATAGTTCCTTCATCAAAAGCTCCTGTTGTTGCTTCTGGCAGAGAAGAAGCTAACATTACTGTGCCAGTAAGTGATTCTTCTTTGTAGCCCGGAGGAATAATCTGTTGGGGTTCACCGTCTTTAAATTGAATATAGAGTACGTTGCCTTCATCATTTACGTACTTTTTAGTTTCGTATGTGGGTTGTTCTGTAGCCCCCATACCAGACTGAGGTACACGAGTACCAAATAAACGTCTAGCCTGTCCCGCCGCTGCAGTTTGGATGGGCATGCCCCTGTCATCATATAACTCTTCAGCAAGACTTTGCCCAACTGCGGTACGTGCTATTTGTTGTGTTGCGCCAGTAGCAAACTTTTCAAGGCCCGATTGTTCTGCCCTTGGACCAAACAATTCTTCTGATCCTGCTTGTACTGCTGCACCTGTTGCTCCAGTAGCTCCGCCAATAATAGCTCCAGCCAAGGGGTCTTGTCCGGCTGCTCCAGAACTTATAGCCCCACGTGTGGCTCCTGAGGCAGCAGACGCTGCAATCTTTGATCCAGTTTCTTGGTAAACAGCGTTACCAACTTCATTACCAACACCTTGACCAATAGAGGAAACAATATAAGCTTTACCAATGTCTTCAATGTCTCCTCCTTTTACGGCAACATCTGCCGCATTAATATACGGAATTAGTTGTGGATTGCCAGTAGAAATAGCAGCGATAGTGGCTATGGTTTTAACAGGATCATCTAGAGCGGGTTGAATTACATTATCGTCAATCCAAGAGCCAGCATCGGAAATAGTATCGGCAACATCCTCAATAACATCACCAACTCCATCAGCTAAATCCCCCAGAGCATCTCCGACACTTTCAACTGCGTCACCGACTGAATCAACAACATCCTCAATAACATCTACTGCGCCACCCATTATTTAATCTCCATTGTAAATGAAAATTTATTTCCTATTTTTTCTACTTGTGGAGCATATCCAAGGGTTTGAAGTAGAGAAATAATTTCGTACTTATCTGTAACAGATTGAATCTGTTTGATATTAGCTTTTTTAAGATACTCGACACCCTGTTTAATAGAGTCAGCTAAAACATTAGGAGAATCTTGTGAGTACAAATGTACTTTAAATTGACCTTCGCTTCCACGCAGTCCAACAAATACTGTGTTATTTGTTTGAATCATGATTGCTTTTTTCAAACGAACAGCAGCAGCCAAATGCCTCATTAGTTTTTGTTCTTCAGCAGTAAGACCATCACGTTCTAAATCCCTACGGATAATCTCTTGAGGCTTTAACTTATTTCCTTTTGTAGGCAATGCCTGTTTCATCTGCTGCTGCATGGGCTTCTGTTCAGCAGCTTCCGGCATACCGCCCACTTGCATCTCTTGTGGCTCTTCCTCTTCTTCTCCTTCCGATTCCATCTCTACTTCTTTCATGATGTCATCGATTTCAGTTTCAAACTCTCCGGTATCATCCATGGTAGCTTCGTCAGAGTTACCCATCTGACCCATAGCTTCCATTTTAGATAGACCTTCTTTTGCTGCTTGGCGCAATTGCATTAGTCTTTCAAGGCCAATAAACCTGACTACATCGGCAGGAAATACAAACTCTCCCTCACTTAACTGCGCTGGAATATCATCCCGAACTTCTTCTTTTAAAGATCCAGTTGGAACTTCGTTACCAGATACAGGATCTACAGATCCGCCTTCTTGCAACAATCCCCCATCTGCCATTTTTTGACCATCATAAATAACTGGGGTTGGAAGTGCCGGTACCCCCGGCATTACTGGTGCCGTGGGTGGGGCAGACTCTTGTTGCGGAGGTGCGGGTTGAAACGGATTAGGATTTCTTTGCATTTACTTCATCTCGTAAAAGTTTAAGCTTTCTTAGAGCTTGGATTGCACCTTGTGCTTGATAGAGTTCAGTTGTGCTAACACTTTGTTCCAAAACTTTTTGATACTGTCCAACACGGTCTTCAAGTAATTCATTAAAAGCCTCCCATTGTTTTTGTGTATTAACTAATGTAGCTAATTTTGTAAGATATAATTTATCCATTTATTGTAGTGGCGGTTGTGGTGGTTGAGTTTGTGCAGCACTAAAGCCTTGCTCTCCCGGTACTGGAGCCTGTCCTATACCGATATTACCTCCGCCTGTTCCGGCAGTATCTGTAGGTCCGGGTACGCCTTGTGGTGCTGCTGGCGTTGCAGGCTGTGGAGGTTGATTCTGTTGAATCAGCATAGCCTGACGTGCTGCTTCTTCAAGACTGTTAGTCACCTTCTCTGGATCAAGATCCATTGACTTTGCAATCTCACGAATAATATAAGTGTATTTTGCAAAAGGCGCAAGAGCAGGATTATTAACAATCTGTAAGAACTGCATAAGCCGCTGGCTACGTACTTCATTTGCCATTAAGCTTTCAGTACCACGTGCTTTAACTTCTAAATCGCCTTTGATCTCAGGATCAAAATCAAACTGCATGTTGAAAGCAAAGAAGGCTTCCCCCATGGGACGAAGTA